AACTCCTAGTAGTTCATTCTACTAGGGGTTTATTGTATTGACATTAGTAGAACAAAATGTAAATATATACTTGAAGTAGAAAAGGAGGATCAATGATCTTATACAAAGGCAAAGCCAAAGACTATAGTCTTGATGGCATTAAAAAATCGTTAGCAAAAAAATCAGGTGTGATTGTACACAAGAATATTTTGTTACACGAATTAATAGAAAAGGTAAATCAATGCATCATACAGAAAAAGAAATCGTAGATATTGTAAGCAAACAAAAAGCTGACTTAGAGCGTATGTTTTCTAAGATGACATTACGCTTAATGAATAGAGTTAAGTCAGCAGATTCATTAAAAGAATTAACTGAATTGCGTAGGGCTTACAAGATTTGTATTGAATGTCATGCATTAGACCAAGAGATAGTCAATACAATTTGTAATCAAATAAATATATTGGAGAAAAAATATGGGGAAAATTAAAACAGGTTTATCTTGGGATGAATGGGATGAACAAGTCAGCGAGTCAGCAAAGGATGAAGCCCAAGCAGTGTATCGTGCAAGTAAATTAGAAAACTGCATGGATGATATCTGCAAGGGTGCTTACAATTATATTAAATTATATCCTAAGAATCCTGACAAAGAGAAGTGGAGAAAATTGTACCAAGAAGCGAATGCAATACGAGATCAATACAAAAAAATCAAGGAGGTTTTATGAGTAGTGTTGATTTCTATTGTTGTGTTCTGTTTCTTTTTACAATGATTATAATGATAATAACAATATAACTAGGAGGTGTATGAGTGCAGTATATAAACAACAAGAAGATGGATGGGAAGAGCATTGGCATTCTGATTTTCCACAAGTTAAAATAAAAATCCAAGGTCCAATAGATATGGGCATAGCTTTTTATTTGTTTGGAAAATTGTGTGAATTAAATTCAGACTTAAATCCAAATCATAAGTTCAATAAACCTAAGGAGGATAAATGCAAGGCAAAGCAAAAGATGTAGTCCATAGCATTACAAAAAACATACTGAAGTTAATGAAAGAACAAGGTAGTCAATGGACTAAACCTTGGGCTAATAAACTATTCACTTCAGTAGATGGTTACAAATATACTGGCGGTAACATTATGCAGTTAGCATTTGAACCATATGACAGATATGTTTGGGGTACATACAAGCAATGGACTAGACATGGATGTCAAGTTAAGAAAGGAGAATCATCTACAAAGTTATTGTTTATAAAGAAATACATTAAAGAAGTAGAAAGAAAAGGAGAAACAAAAGAACAAATGTTTCAGTTGTTTAGAACCTTTGATGTATTTAATATAGAACAAGTAGAGGGTAATACAGAAAAGTTTGTCGGCTTTGATACATTCGAAAACAAAGTCAATGACAATAATACTGCTGATGTATTTATAAATAATACAGGAGCAAAGATTTCTCGTAGTGGTAAAGCTTGTTATATACCAAGCATTGATGAGATTCGTATGCCAAGCAAAGAATCTTTTATCAATACACAACACAGTACCGCTACAGAAAACTACTATTGCACTATGTTTCATGAGCTGACCCATTGGACAGGTCATAAGGATAGATGCGATAGAAAACTATCAACAAAGTTTGGTTCAAGTGGATATGCATTCGAAGAATTAGTTGCAGAACTTGGATCATGTTTTATTGCTAGTCATCTAAACATAACTTCTTCTCCAAGAGAAGACCATGCTATGTATCTTAATAACTGGATCAAGTGTTTAGAAGAAAACGAAGATGCTATTTGGAAAGCATCAAGTCTTGCAAGTAAGTCATTAGACTTCTGTAAGAATTTACAATCAACAACAAATGTAATCAAGGAGGTTGCGTAATGAAAGTAAATAGTGATGACTTCAAGTTTATACTACAAACTCTAAACAGAATTGATAGTAAAGCTGATGTCGAATTTAGTGGTAATCATTGGGATGATGCTAAAGATAGAACCTATAGAAGTTTAGAATCTATCTCAATAGAATTTCCCAAAGAGAAAAACGATAATGCTAAACTCATTATCAAAATAAGTTAGGAGGAAGTATGAGAAAAATAGTAAGTTGGGCAATAGTTGCAACAGTAGAAAGACCAAATGGTACTTGGTACACAGATACTATTTTAGAAATAGATGATGACACAGCTTCATCTGTTGATAGTTTTTTAACTGAGTACTGTAAAGAACAAGAACCATTAATATTAACAAAAGAAATGGAGGTAAAAGATGGGAGATAGAGTAAGTATATCTTTTAAAGATAAAGATGGAGATGAAAGTCCAAGTATATTTCATCATTGGGGTGGCACTTGGTTTCCACAAGTTGCTTTGCATTGGATGACAGATTTCCATGCAAGAATAAAAAAAGAAAAAGGAAGAATAAGTGATCCAACAAGTAGAATGGAATCAAGAAATTTAATGGTTCAATTCATTGGAGAACTTAGACAACATAAACAGTTGAGAGAATGTAAAGGTTTTGAAAAAACAGATGGAGAATCTGATATGAATAAACCTATTGTACATAATACAGATATATCTCATAGCATTTATTTAGGTAAAGAACCTAATGATGGAGATAATTCTGATAATGGTCATTACATAATTCATACTCATAACTTGATTATGATTAATGATAAGGGAGAAACAATAACAAGAAAGGATAATCCAAATGAGTAACTTCAATCAAATTGTTGGAGAATTTATTAAGCAACAAAGACTTAGTAAGAATCCAAGAATGACACAATCAATGTTAGCTAAAGAACTTAGTGTAACATTTCAGCAAGTACAAAAGTATGAAACTGGTGTAAATGGAATGTCATTACAAAAGTTTTTATTAGCTATGAAATTTTTGCAATGCAATCTTAATCGTGTACCTTTTATATTAGATACATTATCTTATGATACAGATAATGCAGATGATAAAGGTGTACCTATTACACAGGAGATAGATCATGCTGAACCAAAAGAACTTTAAGGATTTAGTTGAGGAGTTTAAAACTTTTCATCAAAAGAATCCTGAAGTGTATAAGATGTTTGTACAATTTACATTACAAGCAATCAACAGAGGTCATACTAAACTATCAAGTGAGATGGTTATCAATAGAATAAGATGGGAAACAAATGTAGTTACATTTTCACATGACCCATATAAAATAAACAATGATTATAAACCATTCTATAGTCGTATGTTTATGGCAGAACATCCTAAATATAATAACTTCTTTCAGAAGAGAGGTAGTTATGCAGATCAAATAGATTGGAGGAGCTATGTTGTACAATCAGATCATCAATCATCTGAAGTTACGCAGACAATATCTTAGGATAGATGCTACTGCACTTGCAGAAAAAGTTGGTGTTGCTGACTCTCTCATTAATAAGTGGGAGAGTCTAAAGCAAATACCAAATGCATCTAACTTTTTGAATTGGTGTAATGCATTAGATATGAATGTTGCATTACTAGAACACAAGTCAATGGTTGGAGAATACGAACCAAGTCCACAATGTATTGACTATATCATTAACAATCATGGAAGTGAGGTAGATATAAACTATGAAAAAGAAAAATTCACAGATCATTACAAAGCAAATGGAGATGTTAAAGCAGACTGGGATGCTTGTTTTAGAAACTGGATTAGAAGATCAATCCAGTTTGCAAACACTAGAAGACAAACTAAAACATTCAACAGTCCATATGATTCCAATGCTGTTCAAGAAAGACGCAAAAGAATCAGTGATGTTGCGAGTATGGGAGATAAGGTATCTGATGGGCAAAGACAAAACATTCGTACCATCAAGTACGATAGATAGTGATGCACCTAATATTATTAATCGCATGGCTAACTGTATTCAACCATGTACTAGAAAAGATATTGCAGTTGTATTAGAAACTATTGCTAGTACCTTTTCAATTAATATACCAAATGAAACAGGGTTAGAACAATACTTTAGAATACTTCAGAAGTACCCTGCATCCTTACTTAAAGATTGTATGGAAGATATATTAATTAAATATAAGTATGCAAGATTACCACTACCAGTAGAATTTACCGATAGACTAGATGCACCATACGAATACCATTTAGGATGGCTTAGAAAAATAACACATACATTTTATAAGCTTGAACAATGGAAACAAAAAGAGTATAACAAATAAACAAAAGGAGAATATAATGAAAACAAAAGAAGTTATCAAGACTCCAGTTGAAGATGTAAAGATCAATCGTAATCGTGGTCTTGGTGGTAGTGATGCCACAAGAATTATGCGAGGAGATTGGCATGATCTTTGGTTAGAAAAAACCAACAGAAAAGAACCTGATGATTTATCAAAAGTTCTTGCAGTTCAACTAGGTATTCATACCGAACCTGTAAATAGAATGTTCCTAAACTACGCATCTGAATTAGATATAAGTGAATTGTCTGTTCATCATGCTAATTTAAAAACAGAAAAAGAATTTATGTTTGCACACTATGATGATTATTCTAAGTCGGATAATGCAATAGTAGAATACAAGCATACTAATTCTAATAACACTTTAGATAATTGCATCAGTACTTATATGCCACAGATACAACACTACCTTATGGTTAGTGAATGTAATCATGCTTGGCTATCTGTAATCTTCGGCAATCAAAGACATGAACATTGCAAGATTGATGCTGATAAAAATTATCAAAAGAAACTTTATGACATTGAGAAATCTTTTTGGTCCTATGTTAAAGACAACAAAGAACCTGAGAAGATAGACACTAAAGAGTTACCTAAACTTGCAGGTGCTATCAAGATCAATGACATGATATCACTAAATTTTGATGAGAATAAAGATAATCAATTCTTATCAAATGCTACAAGATGGGTTGAAACAAAGCAGATTGCAAATGAGAATACTGCATTGGGCAAAGTCTTGAAAGCAAAGATTCCTGATAACTGTAGGAAAGCAGTTGGAGGAGGAGTTGTAATCAGCAGAACAAAAGCTGGTTACTTAACCATCAAAGAAAAAACCAAAGGAGGTATGTAAGATGGCTAAACCACTAGACGAAAGAGTAAAACAAATCCTAAAGAAACTTGGCTTTGATCCTAAGCAGTGCTTATGGGATTGTCATGGAACTTGGGTAATGTATCATAGATTTATTGAGATCGCTGGTGCAAAAAATAAAATACGATATGACCTAGAGGAGATAGAAACTAATTCAAGAGATGGAATAGTTTGTATTAAATGTAGAGCATCAATCGGAGTAAATGGGAGTGAGGAAAAAGTTATTACCTATGGAGAAGCAAGTCCTAAGAATAATAAAAATTCCTATCCTTATGCTATGGCTGAGAAAAGAGCAGTTGATAGAGCAATCTTAAAACTACTTGGTATGCATGGCTTTGTATATTCAGAAGATGAAATGGATTTATCTTCTAATACTAGACCAACAAATAATGTAGGTGCTAGTGATGATACAAAGTTAGAAACATTCCAAGGAGAGATTAACTCTAGCAAGAATCTTAAAGAGTTAAAAGCATATGGACAAATGTATAAAGTACATATGGGTAAAGCAAAGCAGACAAGTCCTGCAGTTTATCTACAAACAAAAACTTTATATGAAACAAGACTACATGAACTAACTAATGGAGGAGAGAAGAATGTACAATAGTATCACACTAATAGGAAATCTTGGTGCTGATCCTGATATTAAACAAACTTCTAAGGGGGGCAATTATGCTCTCCTTAGTATTGCGACACATAAGAAAATCAAAGGAGAGAAACTTACTGAGTGGCATAAGGTTGTTGTATGGGATGAGAAGATTGCAGAAGTACTACAGAAATATACTAGGAAAGGAAGCAAAGTATTATTGCAAGGAAGATTGACATATAAAACATGGGAGAAAGAGGGCATACAAATGAAACAAGCTGAAGTGCATCTTGATCGGTTTGAAAGTAAGATGGAAATGTTAGACTCTAAGAGCGAATCAAAATCATCTCAGAATGAGATGGATGATTTTGGTAGCGATAAGACCTATGAGAATGAAACAAACGAAGATGTACCTTTCTAATGGATAACGAATCAAACGATATAAGTAAATTAATGGAGCGGTTAAATAAATGTGCCGCTCTATTAAAAGATTACAAACGAGATAATCTTATACAAGCAAAAGAAATAGACAGATTGAATGAGTATGTACAGATACTAGAAATGGAACAAAAGAAATGACAAGAACTCAATACACAATTTATACTTTTATCAAACAGTATATTACTCAAGAAAAAATATCTCCTAGTTATGATGATATTTTACAAGGTACTAGATACAAATCTAAGTCGCAGATTTACAAAGTAGTAGATGCTTTGATTAAAAAAGAATACCTAAAAAAGATAGGTAAGTTTGGAGATGCTAGACGCATTATAATCAATAGAGATTACGAGAAAGGAGGTGTGAAAATTGCTAAAGCAAAACATTAATGGCGAAGCATATATGATGGCTGACAAAATTGCAAAGGAGAATCCTTATGCAGTAAGAGATCAGTTAGCTTTCTATATACAAAAGTCATGGGATGCTTTTCCGATTCTTAGATTGCAAAATATTCAAGAGATATTAAAGCAACCTGAAGAAATGGAGAATCCTTGTGAGTAGAAAATCTAAACAAAAAGGATATAGAACCGAATATAACTTGGTTAAATATTTTAACAAGAAAGGTTTGTCAGCAAAACGACAACCTCTTAGTGGGGCTTTGATTGACTTTCCTCACGATATACAAATTAAAAACCCTGATCTTATCATTGAAGTTAAAGCTAGAAAGAATGGTGCAGGATTTAAAACATTAAAAAATTGGATGGGTAGTGCTGATGCATTAGTAATGCATGAAGATAATGCTGACTCATTAGTGGCAGTAAAGCTTAGTTATTTTGTGGATTTACTTCTAAACCATAGCGAGTATAAATTGCCATATGATTTGGAAGTTAAGGAAAAACTTAGAAACAAAGATAGCTAGGTACATTGCATTAACTATATCTGTACTAAGTGCTTTCTTGCTAACAACATTTAAGTTAGCTAGTTATCAAGTAATAGGATGGTGTCTTGCAGTGATTTCTTCTACCATGTGGGCATACTGGGGGTGGAACAGTACGAAGCAAGAGGGGTATGGTCGTTTCATAATGGAAATTCTTTATGTACTATTAGGTATGTGGGGAGTATATAATTGGTATGGCTAGAAAATTTAAAGATCATCTTGAACATGAACCTATCTTACATAAGACTTCAATAGGTAGGAATCCAAGTAAATGTAAAATGAATAAATCTAAACGCAGATCATGGAAAAAATATCGTGGTCAAGGTCGTTAGATATTCTCAGATTTAATACCTCTACACTCAAACTTAATAACTAATTTATTTTTATTAATAATTTCTATATCATACTCTTCTAGTGTAGGTAGTGTTCTAAAAGTTTGTTGAGCAATAGCATATCCGCTATTAACACAATCATAATAAGTATCAAATTGATAACCTGATATAGAATTTGATGGGCATTTTCCTGTATTGATACTACACATATACAATATCAGGATATATTTCATAGGAACAAACCTAGAATTAACGCTAGGAAGACGATACAAAGCCATACAGAGGGCTTTAAATTTTTCCAACACAATGTACATTTAAGGTTATGATTGTGAATCCAGCCCCCTTTAAATGCGTTCTTGATGTGTCTTTTCATGTCATCTAATATCATATTAATCTTGTCCATAATTTGTACCTATATTATTATTTCCTTTTAATCAAGTCTGTAGCTTTAAGACCATAAACACTTGCAATTACTCCCACGAAAATTGATTGATACCAAAATGGAAGATCAGAAAAATACTCAAAAAATAATTTCATCTTTTCCATATGAGTTGGATCATCTGACCATACAGAAAATCCTAACATTAA